TAGCAGTGTATCGCAACAATCTTATTTCTCCACTACTCTTCCCAGATATTATTTATAAATGGGCGACTTCTTACAATCAAGCATATGTGGTGATAGAATCTAACGATGCAGGTCAACTGGTTTGTTCTGGATTATATCACGAACGAGAATATGAAAACGTGCACATGTCCTCTACAGTAAAATCTAGTGGTATCGGCGTAGAGATGACAAGACGAACTAAACGTCTTGGATGCTCAGGATTTAAAGACTTACTGGAAGAGCGCAAACTTGACATTGTGGATGAAAACACTATACTAGAAATAAGCACCTTTGAAGCAAAGGGTGCATCATACGAAGCGAAAGACGGGAATCACGATGACTTGGTCATGAACCTTGTTATGTTCGGTTTCTTGGTACAAACTACATTCTTTGCAGAGATGACTGATATCAATATTAAGAAAATGATGTTTGAGCAACGTATGCAAGAAATAGAAGAAGACGTCCCACCCTTCGGATTTAAGCAAGAAGAAGTTCCTGAAGTATCATATGAGGAGAAGGCAGACCCATGGTTGGTCTATAACCCTGAGGATTACGCCTAAATATACCAACTTATAAATAAATGCATTGAGCACTTAGGTGCCGACCTTATAATGTATAAAACTTATAATTTCTTTTTGCAAAGAGGAAACTAAAATGGCACTTACAGCTCCATCTCTGTCTCCTGCTATCGTAGTTCGCGAATTCGACTTGACCCCTGTGGTCCCAAATGTTGATACTTCGCTTGCTGGATATGTCGGAGCATTTAAGTGGGGTCCCGTTGAAGTACCAACTATCGTCTCTAATGAAGATGAACTCGCAAGAGAGTTTGGTACGCCAGATGCTGATCACGCAGTAGATTATTTCTCCTGTGCTCAGTACCTGCGTTATTCTGGGAACCTGCAAGTCTGTCGTGCGATTCCATCTGGTAGCGTCGCTATCGGTGACAGCGCACTTAACTCTTCTTTGACTGCTACTAAGCACCAAGTCAAGAATGAAGATCACTTCGAGCAACAATCTGGACTCGACATGTTTGTCGCAAAGTATCCAGGAGAGCTCGGTAACTCTCTCGCAGTTTCTATTTTCGCTATTGAATCAGGCGAAACTGACTCATCTGCTCAGACTGCCACTAACTGGGCAGCATGGGATTATTCAGATAAGTTTGATGCTATCCCAGGAACTTCTCAATGGGCACTTGACCGACCAGGAACTGTGTTACATGACGAAATTCACCTTGTAGTAGTTGACTCAGACGGTCTTATCTCAGGAACTAAAGGAACTGTCCTCGAGACATTCCCATTCCTGTCTGTCGCTTCTGGCGCCAAGACTGTAGACGGTTCTGACAACTTCTTCAAAACTGTGCTGAACAACGGTTCAAATTATATTTGGTCCGGTGATGTCGACTCAGTAAACACCATTGCTACTGCCACTTGGGGCACTGCTCCTGCTACTTCAGGAACTACCAACTACGCCACTAACGTATCTTGGTCTGAAGACTCTGCTAACACTGCTCTTTCTGGTGGACGTGATGGCGCTGCTTTGGATGTCGGTGATATCCAAAACGGATTCGATGAGTTCGAAGACGTAGAGCAAATTGACGTTTCATTGTTGATTGCTCCAAGTATGTCGTCGACGACTGATCAAGTCACTCTCGTTAATGACCTCGCCGCAATTGCTGGCGTAACCCGAAAAGATTGTGTTGCTATTGCGTCGCCTGCTCGCGATGACGTTGTTAACAACATTGATCCAGTAAATGACACTCTGGAAACTACTAATCAGTTTACAGCGTCTTCTTACTTGATCGTTGATAACAACTTCTTGCGTGTATACGACAAGTACAACGACAACTACATCTACATTCCTGCTGCTTCTACCACTGCTGGTATTATGGCTGCTGCGGACACAAACTATGGTCCATGGTGGTCACCTGCTGGTGAGCGACGCGGTGAGTATGTTGGTGTGACCAACCTCGCTTATTCACCAAGTAAAGCAGAGCGTGACGAACTGTACAAAAAGGGTGTAAACCCAATTGTTCAGTTCCCAGGACGTGGTATTATCCTGTTCGGCGACAAGACTAAACTTGCTCGACCATCTGCGTTTGATCGCATCAATGTTCGACGCTTGTTCCTTGCTCTCGAGAAAGCGATCTCTGTTGCTGCACGTAACTTCCTGTTCGAATTCAACGACGAGTTTACTCGCGCCGAGTTCGTAGCGATTGTAGAACCTCTCCTGCGAGAGATTCAAGCACGTCGTGGTATTCAGGACTTCTTCGTACAGTGTGACGAGCGTAACAACACCCCAGAAGTTATCGATCGTAACGAGTTCGTTGCGACACTCTTCATCAAGCCATCTAGAAGCATCAACTTCATCACGTTGAACTTTGTTGCTACTAGAACTGGTGCGAACTTTGAAGAGATCGTTAACTCTGGCATTCAATTCTAACCCGTAACGACTACAAGGAGATACTAAAATGGCAATTCTTAATGTAGATCAGTTTCGCGGTAAGTTGGTCAAGGGTGGCGCTCGTGCCAATATGTTCGAGGTCAAAGTCAACTTCCCAGGATATGCTGGTGGTGACAATGAACTTGCCTCATTTATGTGCCGCAGTGCCCAGTTGCCTGCTAGCACGGTTGGACTGGTAGAAGTACCATTCCGAGGCAGGATCATTAAGTTGGCAGGCGACCGAACATTCGAACCATGGACTATCACGGTTTACAATGATGTAGACCACGAACTCCGTGGTGCGTTTGAGGCATGGATGAGCGGTATCAACACCCATGAAAGCAACGAAGGTCAACAGTCAAATAACTCTGGTATCGGCACATATGCTGTTGATATGGAAGTTCATCAGGCAGATCAACAGGGTACACCAAGTTCTAAGGGCAAGTACATCCTTAAGAATGCGTTCCCAACTAACGTGTCTGCTATTGACCTTGATTTTGCTCAGGCGGGTGAAATCGAGACCTTTACTGTGACAATTGAGTACGACTACTGGACGAATAGTGCTATTCTTGGATAACTTGCAAGAAGACTATAAGTAAAGTAAAGCAGGGGGAGTTCGCTCCCCCTTTCTTCCACAACTGAGATTTCAAATATGGCAGAAGGCGACGGAATTAAATTATTTGGTTTTGAGATCAGGCGGTCTAAAAAAGATCAGGATGCTGTAACACCGGCTCCTGCTGCATCAGTTGTTCCGCCAACTGACGACGATGGCGCAGGTTATGTAACTGCTCCTTCGTATGCATATGGCACTCACATGAATATCTATGCCGATCTTCAAGTAAAAGATCAGGCAGACCTCATTCGAAAATATCGTCAAGCAGCAACTCACCCTGAAGTTGATATGGCGATTGAAGAAATTGTAAACGAAGCAATCGTAATACCTGACGACGAAAATGTAGTAGAAGTCAATCTTGATAGGGTTGATGTTTCTGTTGGTATTAAGAAAAAGATTGTTGAAGAATTCCAAAATGTTTTGAATATGCTCACCTTTAATGAGCGTGCTCATGACATTTTCCGTAGTTGGTACATTGACGGTAGACTGTACCATCACCTGATTGTTGATAACGCAAACATGAAAGCAGGTATTCAAGAGGTTCGATACATCGACTCTATGAAGATGCGCAAGGTGCGTAACGTCAAGAAGAAAGAAGATAAAGCATCAGGTGTAAAAGTTGTAAACAAGGTTGAAGAGTTCTATCTTTTCTCTGATAAGAACTTTGAAACCAAGAAAGGTGTTCCTGCTGGTGTAGATCCAACAGCGAACCAAGCAGTTAAACTCAGCGTTGACTCAGTAAGTTATGTCACTTCAGGTGTACTGGACGACACGAAAGCGAAAGTCATTTCTCACCTTCATAAAGCACTGCGACCAATTAATCAGTTGCGTATGATGGAAGACTCCTTGATTATCTATCGACTGGCGCGTGCACCCGAGCGAAGAATCTTTTACGTTGACACTGGTAACTTGCCGAAGGGTAAGGCAGAAGAGTATGTAAACTCTTTGATGACTCGCTACAGAAACAAACTGGTATATGATCAGGCAACTGGCGAACTGAAAGATTCCCGTAAGCATATGTCTATGCTTGATGACTTCTGGTTACCACGCCGAGAAGGTGGTCGCGGAACTGAGGTGACTACACTTCCTGGCGGTTCAAATCTTGGTGAGATTGATGACATCAAGTATTTCCAGCGCAAGGTTTATCAAGCACTGAACGTGCCAGTATCTCGACTGGAGCAGGAGCAAGCGTATTCGCTCGGTCGTGCTACTGAGATCAATCGTGAAGAAATTAAATTCCAGAAGTTTATCTCACGATTACGTGCTAGATTCAGCAAGTTGTTCATTCATATTCTTCGACAGCAACTTGTACTGAAAGGAATTATTACTGATAGTGATTGGATGGAACTGTTCCACAATCGCATTCGAGTAGACTTTTATAAAGATAATCATTATACTGAACTGAAAGATGCTGAAGTGTTCCGAGAGCGTTTAGGTCTAATGGATCAAGCATCCCAGTATGTTGGTGAATATCTTTCTAAAGAATGGGTAATGAAAAATGTATTTCATTTTACCGATCAAGAAATAGAAGAAATGGACCTCGCTATAGCGAATGAAGGTCCCAAAGAAGATGAACTAGGTGATGAACCAGCAGGAGATGATGATGGAAACTAAACCTGAAGTTGAAATGAGTGATGTCTCAAACGAGACACAAGAACCTGTAACTGTTACAGTTGCTGATTTGGTGAACTCAATTGAAAAGGGTGATGCTTTCACCTCTAGTAAAATGTTCCAAGATTTGATTCAAGATAGAATCAATGATGCTATGGACCAAGAAAAGATTCGAATCGCCAATCAAGTTTATAACGGTGCCGAAGAAGAACTTTCTGATGAGGAAGTAGAGGCAGCAATAGACGAGGTTGATGCAGAAATAGAAGCGGAAGCGGAAGCAGAGACTGAAGTTGAAGTCGAAGCAGAGGCAGAAGCGGAACCAGAAGTTGCTGAGGTTGAAGAACCTGAAGTAGAAGAAGAACCTACTCCAGAAGAACCAGTAGCAGAACTTCCTGATGAGGAAGAGCATGAGGAACCAGAGGATACCCTTGGACTCTATGCTGATGAAGTTGAAGAAATTTTAAACTCTGAAGAGTCTGAAGACGAATCAGAAGAAGAAAACGTATAAATAAATCTTATGATTACGTTCTCCGAATTAAGGCAACGCAAACCGAAGGGCGAAGTAGTCTGGACGAAGAAGTATCGCAGAATTAAAACTGAGATACAAAAGACTGCCAAAGGTTTCGTTGCCTATATTGACGGAGATATGTTAGATACGTTCCGTAGTCAAAGGGACGCACAAAAATCAATAGAAACTGCGATCAAGGAACTAACATGAAACTAATTGCTGAATATAATGACAACACACTACAGTGTCTTGTCGAAGAAAGAAAAGACGGCAAGAAGTCATATGTTATCGAAGGTGTATTTGCTCAGGCAGAGCAGAAGAACCGTAATGGTAGGGTGTACCCTAAACCAATTATGGAGTCTGCCGTCGAGAAGTATGTTTCCGAGCAGGTCGCAAAAGATAGAGCAGTTGGCGAACTGAACCATCCTGATGGTCCAACCGTCAACCTCGACAAAGTTTCGCATAAGATCACTGACCTTCACTTTGAAGGCAATGATGTTATCGGAAAGGCATCAATATTAGATACTCCTATGGGCAAGATCGTACAGGGATTGCTTGAGGGCGGTGTAAATCTTGGTGTCTCAACTCGTGGAATGGGTAGTCTTGAGCAGCGCAATGGCGCAATGTATGTTAAGGACGACTTTGTTTTAAGCACGGTTGACATCGTGCAAGATCCATCTGCACCAGGAGCATTTGTTAATGGAATCATGGAAGGTGTTGAATGGGTCTGGAACAATGGCGTACTTACTGCTCAAGAGATATGTGAGGAACAAGAGACTGAAATCGAAACTCATGTCGATGCGCTTCCGTCTATTAATGGCGTGGATCAAATCGTTGAGTACAAAAATTTCCTCTCATCCTTAAAAAGATCTTTTTAATAAGGAGAACACAATGGAAGATCAAAACATTGAACTCCGCGATGAGCAGGAAGTTGCGGAAGCAAAAGGGCATGATATGAAAAACGCTGAAGCACAATCAGTAGCATCTGTCGATAAGGCAGCAGACGCAACTGATAAAGCACCTGCTCGTACGGGTGACAAGAGCAACAGCGAACCAATGCCAAAGACCAAAGCAGGTATGATTAATGCTATGTACGGTAAGTTGAATGCTATGAAGAAGGTTGACCTTCAAGCAGCATACGGTAAGATGATGGGCGAAGAAGTCGAGTTGGAAGAGGAAGAAGTAGTTGCGGAAGCAGATACTCACTCTGAAGAACTCGCAGCATTAGTCGAGTCTGAAGCCACTCTCAGCGATGAGTTTAAGGCAAAAACTGCTGTAATCTTTGAAGCAGCATTGAAATCAAAGCTCTCTGAAGAAGTAGAGCGAATCGAATCATCCTACGAAGAAAAACTCGCTGAGGAAACTGCTGCGCAGAAGACTGAGTTGGTTGAAAAGGTTGATTCCTACCTGAACTACGTGGTTGAGCAGTGGATGGAAGACAACAAAGTCGCTATCCAAACTGGTCTGCGTGCTGAGATTGCTGAGAACTTCATGGAAGGGTTGAAGAACCTCTTCACTGAGTCTTACATCGACGTGCCAGAATCCAAGGTTGACCTCGTTGACGATTTGGCAGATCAAGTTGAAGAACTCGAAGAAGCTCTCAACAAGACCACTGCTGATGCGATTTCTCTGAGTGAAGAAGTTGAAGGTCTGAAGCGTGCAGCAATCGTTGCCGAAGCAGCATCTGAACTCGCTGATACTCAGAAAGAGAAGTTCTACTCTCTGGTAGAAGGTGTTGACTTTGATGACGCTGAACAGTTTGCGTCCAAAGTTGCTACTATCAAAGAGTCATTCTTTGCTAAGGCGACGGTAGAAACCGAAGAAGAGATTGTCGAAGAAACTGACGGCGACGTTGTTTCTGAAGAAGTTGCTCCTTCAATGGAATCTTACCTCAACGCCATGCGAAAAATCAATCGATCTTAATCCATATTACCCATAAGGAGAAATAAAAATGGATTTGAACTACGAATCACTGGTGCAGAAGTGGGCACCAGTACTTAACGAAGAATCAGCAGGCGACATCAAAGATGCTTATCGTCGCAAAGTAACTGCTGCTATTCTTGAAAACCAAGAAGCAGCAATGCGCGCTGAAGGTGCTCAGTCATCTTTCTTGAACGAAGCTGCTGCTGCTAACAATACTTCAAGTGCTGACAACTGGAACCCAGTATTGATCTCGCTCGTTCGTCGCGCTATGCCTAACCTGATGGCATACGACGTATGTGGTGTTCAACCAATGTCTGGTCCTACTGGTCTGATCTTCGCTATGAAGTCTCGCTACAAGTCAGCAGCTTCTGGCACTACTGTAGATCAAGAAGCATTGTTCAACGAAGCAGTTGTACCATACTCTGGTGACTCTTCTACGACTCACACTGCTGGTCCTTCTGGTCTTGACGGTGTAACTGACTCAAACGGCGACAGCACTATCAATGACGACCGCTCTGGTCCAAGCATTGGTGGCGGTATGCCAACTGCTGACGCTGAAGCACTCGGCACTGGCGGTGTTTCTGACTTCAACGAGATGGGTTTCACCATCGAGAAGGCGACTGTAACTGCTAAGTCACGTGCGCTGAAGGCAGAGTACACCATCGAACTCGCTCAAGACCTGAAAGCAATCCACGGTCTTGACGCTGAAGCGGAACTCGCTAACATCCTTTCAGTAGAAATCCTTGCTGAAATCAACCGCGAAGTTATCCGTACTATCAACAGCCAAGCGAAGACTGGTGCACTGACTGCTAACACTGCTACCAACGGTATCTTCGACCTGTCTACGGACGCTGATGGTCGTTGGTCTGTTGAGAAGTTCAAGGGTCTGCTGGTTCAACTGGATCGTGAAGCGAACACTATCGCTAAAGAAACTCGTCGTGGTAAGGGTAACGTAGCAATCGTATCTTCTGATGTTGCTACTGCTCTCGCTGCTTCTGGTATGCTTGACTACGCTCCTGCTCTGAGCACTTCTCTGGAAGTTGACGACACTGGTAACACTTTTGCTGGTGTTCTGAACGGTCGTATGCGCATCTACATCGACCCATATGCGGTTGCTGACTATGTAACTGTTGGTTACAAGGGCACTAACCCATATGACGCAGGTGTATTCTACTGCCCATATGTACCACTCCAGATGGTTCGCGCTGTCGGCGAGAACGACTTCCAGCCACGTATCGGGTTTAAGACTCGTTATGGCATGGCGTCTAACCCATTCGTAGGTAACTCACCTGCTGATGGTCTCGCTTCTGCTAAGACCAACCAATACTACCGCATCTTCCGTGTAGACAACCTGATGGTTTCTGCCTAAGATACGGTATACCGAACAATAATAATAAAAATCGGTATTTGTGTGGGGGGACTTCGGTCCCCCTTTTTTATTTGTATAAGTAATACTGCAACATGAGGTTGCATTTTGTTTCGAAACAAACTTGGAGATGATATGAAAAATATTATTCTTTTCTTATTGTGCCTGCCCATCTTGGCACACGCTCATACCATCACTTATGATAACGGTGATGTCTACACTGTTGCTGACGACGAATACATTTTCGTTTCTAAGCAACCAAACCTTTGGTCTTATCACCCATACTCAAAGTCAGTGCAGTTTAAAAAGCAGTGGCCAACTGAGAAGGTAGATCGCCCAGAACCAACTCCTAACCCCAACCCTGTTGGTTCGCACGAGTGGTGTAAAGCACATGTGCTCTATGAGTTTGGTTACTCGTTTGCTGATCAGGCATGGGAACGTGCTTGTGACACGAACAACGACCGTACTTATGGTTGCGGTGACGAGAAGTTTGATGCATCTGACGACGCATCAGTATGTCCAGCAGGATAAACTTTTATCTTGAGAGA